AAATCTGTAAAGAAATGTATTTGCAGGAAGTTGTTTTTGTTGAAGCAATAAGAACTCAAAATGATGAAATAATCTATATTTTGCATGAAATAGATAATATAGAACATATTGAACAGTTTGGGGAATTAATACAATTTAAAATTGATGGTGAATACTCGTATTTCAATGAAAAAGGCGAAGAGCTCACAGTTTCATTTTCTCGTGAATATAAAAAGCTTGAAAATGGGAAAGTGAAAAAAGTTGAAATAATTGATAATCAAGTTTTTGAAGCTCCGTTTATGCTTGACAAGATTCCAGTTGTTAAATTTCGGACTGACTCGAATATCATAGAAGCTTTGAATATTATTGACAAAATCAATGTAATTGAGGCTTATATTCACAATGTTCTAGATATTCACGGCGATCCGATGGTGCATGCTGGAGATGTTGGAAAATTTGCTGACATCAATGGAAATGAACAGGAAAGAAAAAACGCTGAAGCTTTGGAGACTTTCAGATTCAAAAAGAAAAGATTTATTTACACAAAACCTGGGGAAAAAACGGCATTCTTTAAATATATAGAGCTTTCAAAGCCTCTAATTTCAGAAATGCAGACGAATATTGAAAGACTTGAAAAAAGATTGTCAAACTTATTTCCAGAGTTTTTGCTTGTAGATACTAAAACTCAAAACGTATCGCAAGAGACTTACAGCATGAAAAATAACGGTCTTAGAACTAAAATTCTTTCATTCAGAACGGACTTTTTAAAAGGACTTGTTGACTTAGATAATTCGGCTTTGGAACTGATGGGAAGAGTGTCAGATGTGACAGAGGATGATTATACGTATTTAGATCCGTTCGAAGAGGCGGAAAAGCTTTCAAGATTAACAACAATTGAGAAAATGGCGGATGTAATAGCAAAACTCAAAAACATTGACGAAGAAATGGCTTTGAGTGACAAAATAAACGCCTTGACTGCTGAAGTGACAGAAGAACTAGAGGGAATGTATGAGTAAGAAAGTTGAACTCAAGTGGGATTTTAAAACAGAAGAAAAGCTTTTTAAGATATTCAGAAAACTGAATTATTCTAAGCTTAATCGTAAAACGTTAAAAATACCCTCTGGTGACATTTTAAAAACTTTTATGAACTTTAGTATCAGTTTAGAAAAAAAGTATCGTAAAACTAAAAATATTGATGTTAAAAAGCATTTAACATTAGCAACAAGACAGCTAAACGAAATAACGGAATGGCAACAGAAAATGAAAGAATTTGTTGCAGAAAACAAAGATAATACAGACTTAAGAAAAAAACTTAAAAATAATGCAAAATTCAGAGCTAGAAACATGAAAGGCAACTATTACAAAGACTTCTTAAAAGAAATAGTTGCAGAAGATTCTGAATATTTCAGATGGAACACAATGGGAGATGAACGTGTAAGACCTGAACATCAGGACAGGGATGAAGAAGTCTATAAATATGATGAAGCAGACCTTCTTCCTGGTGAAGACCCTGGTTGCCGTTGTTGGGCAACAGCTTATTTTCCAGATGATTTTTAATAAAAAAAGAGGGAGGAATATATGTATTTAAATTATTTAAGAAGAATTTTAAAAGACAAAGAGCCTGAAGGTGGTGGAACAGGTGGAGAAGGTGGAAAGCCTGATTTAACAGTTGAAGAGTTAAAAAATAAAATAGCTGATCTTGAAAATCAGGGAACAGCTAAAGATGGAGAAAACTCTAAATTAAAAAAAGACCTTGAAACGTTACAGAAAAAGCTCTCTAAACTTGAAAATGAGGGCAAAACAAAAGAACAGCTGGACAAAGAGGAAAAAGAAAAAGTTGAAAGAGAATTGCAGGAAAAGACAAATGAAATTAATTTAATGAAGCTTGAAATTTCAAAAACCAAGCTCATCGCAGAAAATAAAATAAGTGAACATTTCACGGATCTTATAATTCTGAATCCTGAAATGACTGAAAATGATTTAAAAGCTGCAGTTGAAACAGTAGCAAAAAAACAGGAAGCATTTAAAAATGATTTGTTAAAAGAGTATTCAATAACAAAAACAGCAGAAGGTGTATTTAAAACAGGAACTGAAAAGGATTTTGTTGATAATATGCTTGAAGAAAGAGAAAATTCAAATACAGATTTAACAAAATTCATAAAATAAGGAGGAAATTAAATGAAAAAAAGAGCAGTAATGCACAGGGAACATTTAAATGTTGTAGTTAGAGGAGCAAAAGCCGATTTTGCCGACCAGCTGATAAAAGAGGGAATGAGTACGTTCTTACCAGCTGGGACTCTAGTAAAGAGTAAAAATAGCTATGACTTGAGGGAAAAAAGCGACCTCATGAAACCGATACTTGTTACTGAAAAAGCGGATGGTGTTCTGGTCCATGATGTTGAATTTAAGGACTGGGAAACGGAAAAACCATTGACAGTAGCTATTGAGGGGATAGTTTACTTAGACAAATTAATTGAAGTTGGAAAAGAACATAAAACACCATTAGCAGTTACAAAAGACAGATTACCAGCAGGTGTAACATACGTTTATAAAAACAGAAAATAACAAAAAAGGGGGAAAAACGAGGATATGAAAGGATTAACAGAAATATTTAAAGCTAGTGCTTTGAATAAGTATTATGGAGGAGTAAAAGGGGAAACATTAGCGGAAACAATGTTTCCAATGGCTTATAATAATGACTTTGATTTAAATGTAATAAACGGGATAGGAAACGGTGCGGTTGAAGTGATCCAGTTTTCAAATTTTGATGCTGATATTTTAGCTAGAGATTGGGGTTATAGAACACACACAAAGGAAGGAAAAGAATTTTTTAGGGAGAGAATGGTAATTCCTGAAAAAGAAAGAATGACTTTATTTCAGTTTTTAAACTCTAAAGATGAAACATTAATACAAAGTTACATTGCACAATTATATGAAACTTTTGCTGGAAAAGCTGGATTCTTAGCTTCAGTAAGAGCGTTAGTAACTTACACAGTTTCGCAATTACTTTCAACTGGAAAAGTTACTTATATAGCTGAAAATGGCGGTGGAAGAACGGCAGACTACAAACTTTCGGCAGACTTAAAAGAAACGTTGACAAGTACGGCTGTATGGAGTGCAGCAACATCTGATCCGTTGGAAGACCTTAACAGATGGAGAGAAAAGCTTGAAAGTAAAGGTAAAAAAGTTGAAATAGCTCTGATGAACAAAAACACGTTCAATAAGCTAAAAAAACATGCAGCGGTAGTTAAATTAGCTACTGATGCAAAATTAACACCTTCAAAAGCGAATATATTGGACAAAATAGAAGAAATGACAGAATTAAAAATTCTAATCTGGGATGAAAAAATTTCAGTGAATAAAACTGAAAGAAATGTATTCCCGGATAATGTCGTCACATTAATTCCAAACGGAGTTTTGGGGAAAATGGAATACGGACCAACTCCGACAAAGGTTGATAAACTTTCAGGAGTAGCTAGTGGTAGAGATATTGTAGACATTAAAGGAACATATGCACCTTTAGAAGTTGCAGCAATAGGAAAACATTCAACAGTAACCAATGTTGAAATAGTTATTGAAGCTATGGTTGCACCAAATCCAACAATAATGGATTCAATGTTTATAGGGACAGTAGGATAAAAAGGGGGAAATAAATGGCAAATAGCAAAAAACAAGTGGAATCAGAAAATGATTCAACTACAGAAAATACAGCTATAGAGAATAATACAGGGGCAGAGAATACAGCTGCTCCTGCTGAAGAAAATATAAAAATAATTGTACTTTCTCCATTCTTTGATGTCAAAAGATATGAAATCGGAGAAGTTCTTGAAGTTTCTAAAGAATATTTTGAAGAACTGAAAGAAAAGAATTTAGTGGCTGAAAGGGAAGAATAAGAATGCTCAATCTTGATGAAAGAATAGGGGAAGCTAAAAAAACAGTACCTGAAATAATGGAATATGACATTGAGGTTGTCAGAAATTTATATAAAATAGTCTTTGAAAAACATTCAGAGGAAAAGCATGAGTTATTAAGAGTGTACCTTTTAGGGTATCTCTTAACAATGAATGAAGAACTGAATTTTGAAGAAATACAGATTTCAAATGTGGTCTTAAAAGAGGGGGCAGGTAATAACAATCCATATTTCAGAATGTACACAGAATTATTAAAACTGATGGGAGTTGATGAAAATATTCCCACAGTTGGAATAATTTAAGGGGGGAAAATAATGATTTTAAGAAATAATGAAAAAGTGGAAGTTTTACTGGTAGATTTTAATCACATTCTTCTTAAAACTGGAGACAATGAACTTGAGCTGTCTCCTAGAAGGCTTGAAATAGCTTTGAATGAAATAGAAGAAAGAAAGTTTAATATTGAAGTAGTTGAAGAAGAAACGAGCAAAAAAAGGGGAAATGAAAATGCCAGTAAGACTAAAGATAAAGGAAAATCCACAGAATAAGAAATTTATGGAGTTTCTGGCAATGCCAAAACAGACAATAAAGGTCGGAACAAACATAAATTATGGAGTGAATGGGAATTTTGATGCTTATGGTTTATCAAATGTTTTAGAAAGTGGATCCAGTAGAGGAGTACCAGGATGGCACTATAACGAAAAAGCATTTGAGAAATTTAAGCCAACAGGCGAAAGGCTCTTTAAAACTGGCATAAACAACATCATAAAAGGTGGCTGGAATATTGATTCTATGTTGAATCAAATTGGAATAGAAGCTGCTACGCAATATAAAAATATCATAGAAGAAATAAAGAGTCCTTCTAATGCTCCTGCAACAATTAAGAAAAAAGGATTTAATAATCCAATGATTGAAACAGGATTCTTTAAATTTAATATTTCTGCTCAAATAAACGGAGGTAGAAATGTGAGGTAAGAATGGACAAAAAAATATTAAATGCAATAAAGAAAACCACTAAAGTGATAAAAATGTTTGAACAGGATGTAGTATTACTTTCTGAAAACAAAAAACCTAGATTTGATGAAAAAGGTAAATTAATCAAAACACCTTCTGAAATAAAAATCAGGATGGCAATAATGACACCTAAAAATAAATATTATCTTGATGAAACAATCAGAGGAACCTCGTTATCTGACACAAAAGAAGGTTATTATATTCTGAAAGAAAATGATGACTTTAAAATAACTGAAAATTCTTTGCTAAAGTGCAAAGATACAGTTTATAAGGTTATCAAAGTTGAAGAAAATTACGGAATATTTTTGAGAATGGAGTTGAATATTGATGACAAGCGGGATTAAAGATGAACTGATTGAAGATATTCAACGGATCTGCAAAAAGTTTGGAATAGAAATAGCAATTGATGACTATGATAAAGATGAACTGACTGCTGAACAGTATGACAATCTGAAATTTCCAGTTGTATTTTACAATATTTATCACAAAAATGTTTCTCAAATAGATTTTGAGAATGATAAATACAGATATGATGAAGGAATGGAAGTAATACTGACTATGGAAAGCAGAGAAGAAACAGAGTTGTTTAATATGCTTTATCTGTTCCTTGTAAACACGGATGCAACAAATGAATACTTTGGGGTTAGAAAATATAAAAGAAAAATAAGGGATGTTTTCAAGTTACAGGAGGCATATTCTTATTTTAAGGGGAGAAGGTACTTCAAAAAAGTTCTGCAGTTTACATATTATGCAGAACACTTGATAAATAAAAATTTTAATTAGAGGGATTATAAAAGGGGGAAAAGATGGCAATAGAAATAAATGATGTGAATATGCTTAATGACATTCAGATAAAAGCAGAAAATAACAGAAGATTTTTTTCTGATGTAAGAAGCATATGTTTTTTTACGAAAGATTTTGCAATAGAGCCGACTTTCATAACAAAACCACAAGATGTAATTGATTTAAATGTTTCAGGGCTTGATGAAAATCATGAGTTTTATAAACTTATCCAAAGTGCATATACTCAACCTTTCACACCAGTTGTAGTAATTGTTTATGGAAATAATACAGCTGATACGTTCACAAAGCTTATTGAAACATATAAAAAGCATGAAAAAGCATTTGAAGTCACTAACTGGGTTACAAATATGGATGCGAAAGCAAATAAAACATTTGTTGAAAGTATAGTAACTTATGCCAAAACTGATAAAGAAATACAAGTTGGAATAGCACTTGATATTGAAAAGCTTACGGTTACAACTGCTTTGGAATATATTAAAAATGCAAATGCTGATAATGTAGCATTCATAGCAGAAGGGAATAAAAACGTAAAGCTTGGGAACTGGTTAACTGGAGCTTTATTTGGGGGAACAATAGGAACTAAAACACCTGGAAGTTACATTGTGCATTCAACTCAGATACATGGATTTGTTCAAGAAACGTATTCATCTACTGAACAGGCTTCAATGAAAGGTGCAGGACTAACTTATCTGAGTAAACCAACGCAAGGATATTTCCATGTTGTTGGTGGACTGAACTCTGATAATAAGATGTTCACGGAACTGAATATCATAAAAATATGGTTACAGGACAGAATAAGAAAAGATATTACGGTCTTTCAAGTAACTAATGATAAAATACCGAACAATGATTCAGGTAAAAATATGATAAGAGCAATAATAATGGAAGACTTAAGAATAGCAGCTAATATGGGAATGCTTATGACTGATGATTCTGGAAATGTTTTTGGAACAATAGTTGAAACGGATGAAAATGGGAACAAAGTAAAAATTCAACTTGGGAATCTTAACATTGAAGGAATAACACAGGAAAGTTTGAGGGAAGGAACGTTCAAATTTGATTTGAGGGTGACTTACTTAAATGGTGCAAGACATATAACATTAAGAGGAACTGTAACAACAGAGGGGAAATTAATATTTGAATAATAAAAGGGGGATAAAGTTAATATGAGTAGACAATATAACGTTAAAAATGTCCACATAGCATTTACTACACCGTTAGGAATATATCAGATTAAATGTAGACATGAAGATGGATTTGAGGATGACCCTTCAAGTGAATCTTCAAGTGAAACAATAGGTAGCTGTGGAAAAAAAGTCTACAACGTTTTACCTGATGGGTCGGTAGATATTAAGCTTAACTTATTATATGGAAGTTCTGAAAACTCTACAATGTGGGCATTATATGAAGCTTGGAAGGCGGCTAAGAGTGAATTTCCAATGTCGATAGCTGTAACTGATGAAAATGCTAAGGAAAGCTTTTTTTATCCTAACGTTTCATTTAAGAAAAGACCTTCTACAAAATTTTCAAATGAAAGTGGGACAGAAGCTACAACTTGGGAATTAAAAGCGGAAGACAAGAATTATATCAAAATATAGGAGGAAAATAAATGAATATAGAAAACTTAAAAGAAGAAGAAAAAAAGGCAATAGAAATGACAAGAGCAGCTGCAGGGCTTGAAACAACTGTTAGGAAAACTGAAGAAGTGGAATTAATAGGGGAAAATCTTGAAGAAAAGAAAGACAGATTAAATGAAGCAGAGCTGGAGAGAATTAAGAAAACAAAACTCTCTCCAGGAGTTTCTTTTTCAATATGGCTGATTGACTGGAAGGACAGGCTTAAAGAAGTTATAGTGACATTTCCTAAAACTTCACAGGCAATGAAATACAACAATTTAACTATGAATCCTAACAATTCAAAAATAGAAATAGGACTTATAGAAATATTGGAGCACTTCAAAAATGATGGACTTTTAAATAATTTTGAAGTGGATGATTTTCCTTTGCCAGAAGTTACTGAGTTAGCTGGATTCTTAACGAGAGTGATTCAGAATCCCAAGTTTAAATAATTCCACTGTCCAATTTTATGGGGGTAGAATTATTTACACTGAAAAATTCAAATCTAACATAAGTCATTTTGAAATGATGGCTATAGAGCTTGAAACTTCGGATAATTTTAAGAATTTCAATTCATTTGAATTTTTAAGAGACTTCGATAAGGGGAAAATAACAGAAAAAGAACTCGAAAGATTTCTTTATATGCATTACATAAATAAGTTAATGAATAAAGAGAAAATGGAAGAACAGGAAACAATAAATAAAGCTG